CGACTACATGGCACTCAAACCTAAGCCTGAAAAGGATGTGTGTCTGATCCTCGGGGATGGAGCGAATCTGTTTCAGGATATCGAGGCCTTTTATGGCATGGCTGAAGGGGTTGTCGAGTATGACACCATGTGCGTGAACTATGCGGCCCTGGTCTGTCCTCATCCGTTTCAGCACTTTGCCGCCGGCGACGCTCACCTTCCAGATATGCAGGCAGTGGCGAAGAGGATCCCAAAGGCGGTCCTGAAACACGCCTGGAATCCTGGCTGCTATGACTTCGATATCCGATGGATCAGGAATGGCAGGGGTGGATGGAATGGAACCAGCGCAAACCTGGCTTTCAAGATTGCCCTGTCCTTTGACTATACTCGGATCGTTTTGGCCGGATGTCCCATGGATGACAGTGGAAATTGGTACAGACCTATTATCCCTGACAACGACATAAAGAAAAACAAGGATCATCGACACCACTTATGGAAGTGGATGGAGATAGCCTGTAGACCCGTGGGCCACTTTGTGAGGTCCATGAGTGGCAATACCGCCGATTTACTAGGCAGACCGACTCTGGAATGGCTATGCCATCTCCAAGACGTCCCTGAAAAGGAGGAACAAATATGCCAGAAAATGAACTGACAAACACATCACCAGAAATTGAATTCGTGGCTACGGATATCGTATCCACAGGAACTTTGCCAGACGGAAAGGTTGATCTTGCGCCCGATCCGGCAGCGCTTCAGGCCGATATTGACCGACTGAAAGATGTCAGAGAGAAGGCGAAAGCCGATTCGGAATACTGGAGGCGGCAGAAAGCAGAGGCCCGGGCTGACTACTTCAGGTCGAGAAATATTCAAGAGCCTCTCACTCCTCCTCCTCCACCTCCGGATCAAAATGCGCCGCGCAAGGAGGATTTCGACGATTATGACAAGTTCATGGAGGCAAAGATATCACATGAAGTGAAAAAGGCGAGAACTCAATGGGAAACCGATGTCGAGAAAAAGTCTTCGGAAACCGCACATCAACAGCGCATGACAGGTCTTCAGAAGAAGATCCAGGAAGGGATACGGAAGTATGCGGACTTTGAAGAGGTAGCCATGGCCCCTGAAGTTCCGATTACTCCCGTTATCGTTGACATTCTTGCAGAATCGGAAATACCTCATGAAGTGGCCTATTACCTCGGAAGAAACCGAGCGGAAGCGATAATGATTTCACACATGACGCCGATCCAGGCAGCAAGAGCAATCGCCAAGATCGAGATAGAAATAGCGAAGGCCGGGAATGCACCGCCTCAGAATCTAAATCCACCTAAAATCACAGGCGCTCCACCGCCGATCAACCCTGTGGGATCCGCTAATCCGGTGACGAAAGATCCCGAGAAAATGAGTCCCAGGGAGTTTGACGACTGGCTGTTTAATCAACAGAAGGTGAAGCGCTTCTAACAAGGAGATGAAAGATGGCTCTTAACGCAACCCTAAGCCCGACGATCATTGCCAAGACCGCTCTGAAACTCTTGGTCAATAACCTCGTCATGGGCCAGCAGGTCTACCGCGACTTTGAAGCGGAATTCCCTGGGAATCCGAAGAAAGGCGGAACGGTGACGATCCGGAAACCTGTGAAGTTCAGGGCGACGAAAGCCCGGACCCGTACCTCCTCGGTCATTACCGAGAATTCCATCACTCTGACCGTCTCTACCCAGGCTCATATTTCCTGGGCCTTTGAGATGGACCAGCTCACCCTCACCATCGAAGAGTACGCCGACCGGTATTTGAGACCCGCTTGCGCTCAGTTGGCAAACGTGATCGATCAAGACCTCTGCGCTCTTTACGATGACGTTTACAACAGCGTCGTTGAATCAACCGGCTTCGTTTCACCTGCTACCTTCATGGTACTTGGAAAGGCCATGCAGAAGATGGATGAGGAAGCGGCTGAGACAAACGATAGAGTAGTTGTCCTTAACCCGGCGGCTCACTGGTCTTTGGCCAATGCACTGGTGGCACTTTACCAGCAGGAGCCCGGAACGGCGGCCTTGAGAAAAGGTTATCTTGGCCGGATCGCCGGAGCCGAGATCTTCATGGACCAGAACATCAAGGTTCACTCGACCGGAAATTGGGGCGGGTCTGGAGCTATCGCTTCAACGGACGCGACTGGAAAAGAGATTGCTACAGCCGCTCCTACCGGGACGAGAACCGCGGTTCTTCAGCTCTGCGATTTCGATCTTATCGATACCGCTGTTCTTGCTAATGGCGATGTCTTTACGATCGCCGGTGTCTATGCAGTTAACCCAATGTCCGGGGAATCCACTGGATCCCTCCGTCAGTTCTGCGTGACGGCTGCGGCCTCCTGCGGTTCTACCGGAACGACTACGGAAGTGGCGATATCGGTTTATATCGCCCCTGAGATTTGCGCCACAGGCCCGTACAAAACAGTCGGGTCTTTCCCTTCTGGTGGAGCGGCCGTCGATGTTCTTGGCCTTGCCAATCACGACTATCCACAGAATCTCGCTTTTCACAAGAACGCTTTCGCCCTGGTCATGGTTCCTCTCGAAAAGCCCACGGATGAGTGGGGGGCAACCTACACGGAAAACGGATACAGCATCCGGGTGGTCAAACAGTACGCCATCGATAACGATGTCGAGGTCTGCCGTCTTGATGTCCTTTACGGCGTCAAGACGATCTATCCCGAGCTCGCCGTCCGTGTTTGGGGTGCGGAAGCAGGAACATAACCTCTAACCGGGAGGGGATAACTCCCCTCCCGTATTCCCAGAGTGAGCATGGGCAAGAAAAACAGAACGACTGTCTTGCAGTTCAGCCGGAAACTTCCTAGCAACTCGAAACGATATGCCACTGTCATGAAACGAAAAGTGGCTCCGGTTGAAACCCTGAACAAGGTTCGGAAGAAAAAATGACCGATACGAAACCCATAAGGCCAGGGATTTATTTCAAAGGCATCCCGGGTCTGGATGATTACAAGCGATATCCGGCCTGGAGATACCACAAGATCAATGATCCCTTCATCGTCCAGAACACAGAAGAGGATGAGAAAGCGAAACTCGACGGGTATGAACCGATCAATATCCCGATCAGCGCGAATAAGTATTTATCAAACTGGTTCTGGGATCTTGAGGATCTCAGCCAGAAACAACTTGTCGTTTTCGCACAAGAGGAATATGGGGTTGATCTCCCCATCGAAGCAGGCCAGGAAAGACTTTTGAAGGCTGTCTTGGAACTATCTAAGGCGGCCCCACAGAACCAGGGAAGAATCGTTTTGATGGCCCACACGATCAGGATGAACTATGACGAGACACTTTCTGAGATCAGACGGATGACCGACAAGGGAATGTCAGAAGTCGAGACGATGGAGTTTGAGGCATGAGTGATGAGCTGGTGACGGGGTTCACTAAGGTAGGGTACACGGACGACGGAATGGTTTTCTTTATGACCGTGACATCACTTGAGGGGAAACCCGTAAAGACGATTAACCAGTGGGCTCCCAAGACGGCCCTTGAAGTCTCAGACAGTCTTCGTTTGGCCGCAACTCAGGCCCAGTTAGTGAGGCAGAGGAAATGAGTGAAACTGCACTTACATTGATCAAAGCCGCCCTGAGATCCATAGGGGTGATCGCTCCAGGGGAAACACCGACAGATGACGAGGTTCAAGACGGCCTTGAGGCCATGAAGTTCATGTTTCGGAATTGGTCGTCCCAGAACATCAAGGTCTATTCTGTGACGGTTGAGAATTTCACCCTGACCGGCGCGGCATCTTACACTATCGGATCTGGAGGCACTTTCAACACAGTCAGGCCGGCATCGATCCGAGGGGCCTATGTCAGGGATGCCTATGGATTTGACAACCCTCTGGATATCATAGACGAGGCGAAATACAGGGATCTGCACCTGAAAAGCATCGTGGCCGTGACTGGCTATCTTTGGTACAACCCGACTTACCCACTTGGGACGATTTATCTCTATCCGCTTGACGGATCGACGATTTATCTTCACTCTCTGAAACCCTTGACAGATCCGACCATCATCACGTCAAGTATTGCCTTTCCTCCTGAATATGATGAGGCGATCAAGTTCAACCTGGCGTTGAGGTTGTGTCCTGAGTATGGGAAGGAACCGTCTCAGATGGTCCTCGCATTTGCATCTGGTTCTATGAAGGACATAGAAAGCAAGAATTTTGCAGCTCAGATCAATGCGGTCAAACCGGAAGTGATTAAAATCGCACGGAGGTACTCAATCGATGAAGGCTAAAATTCTTCTTGTTTTGGCTTTGATGTTTATCCCATATCTGGCATTTGGAGCTCCGTTTCTAATCTGTGATGCACAGACTAACGTGGATGACTATGTGATTTATTCAGTAGCGGGAGCTACGTGTACGTCGGGAGATATCGCGGGGAAGACACCCGTGTCTACTCCGTATCCACTTCATTATGATCTCTCTGGACTATCTCAGGGGGCTTTCCATTACTGCATCGCATCTGAGAACGTATGGGGGCAGTCAATCCTCGTCCCTTTCGGCTCAACAAAAGCTGTTCCCGGCGCACCTGTAAATATAAGATTGTCCAGTCAGTAGAGGGTTCAACTTGGCAAGTTAGCCTATGGCTGAATAGGTCTGAAGACGGAACATGGGAAGACGCAAAAATCCTGCTTTACGCGGAAATGGCAGGGACAGCGAATAATGGGGATAACTTGAGCAATCTCTTTCAAAATTTTCTTCTGAGGCTTGAGGAATGAAGGGTCGGCATTGGGTAAGAAGGCCATCCGGTTTATGGACTCCAGAGGGAATCTATACTCCTACAAGATTCTTGACAGGAAACTCATTAAGAAGACTTGGAATGAAGAGAACCTATGTTGGGGTCAGTAGCGAGGCGGGGGATGGAGTAGGAGTTAAGGGGGGGGCTCCTGCTGGAGTTGCTCAAGTTGGAGTGGCCACAAATGCCGTCAACACAGTCGATCCAGTATTGAATGTTGTAACGGCATCCCGTACCCTTGGAAGCGGAAGTAATAGGGCCTTAATTGCCGTTATTTCTTATTATCATGGATCTGGTACTGCCGTTGTTTCATCGGTAAAGTTTGATTCTGGTGGAGCGAATGAAAAATCTTTTACTCAAGTCACTGGCTCTCCTCATGTTAGTGAATATGGAGATCAATTTGTTGGTATGTGGTATGCCGTAGCCCCGGCATCTGGTGCATCAGGAACTATTACTGTAGTAATATCTTTAGACGTTGATTTTGCAGCGGTTTCTGTAACTGAGTGGACAGGAGTTAATCAGACAACTCCTGTAGATGGTTACGCAGAAGCAATCGGATCTGGGACGGCAATCTCGGTAACAGCTACTACCGAGACAGGAGCAGTAGTAGTTGACGTTGTTAATCCAGCTTACACTGCTGGTTTAACGGAGACTATTGGAGCGAATCAAGATGAGCAGTATAAGCTTGTGGTTTCTGGATCAACATTACTTTCAAGTACACAGGCTGGGTCTGCTG